CTGGCAGAGTAAATAGTTACTCAGGGATAGTAACCCCTCAAAAAGTTCCGTTTTTTACAAAAAGGAGCAACAATGTCAAAGTATCACGTAGACCGTGACACCGAATACATGTATCGGATGTGGGGAACTACATCATTGATTACTGATTATTGGACCAAACCACGCCCATCAAACGACGACGCAGAAGAATTAAGACCAGAAGAGCAAAATCCTAAGTAGAGGTATAAATAAATTCAGAAAAATGTACCATAGTAATGCCGACTCGGAGGATTTCCAGAGCATTTAAAGATATCAGCTTCTCCTTTGACCCACATCCTGTGACAAAGGATCTACCTGTGCTGGTGAATGAGCGTGCGATCATTAGATCTGTGCGTAATTTAGTTGAAACAATTCCAACTGAGCGGTTTTTTAACGCAACATTAGGCTCCGACGTTCGTGGGAGCCTTTTTGAGTTTGTAGATATAGGTACTGCTCTCGTTATTGAGGAACAAATCAGAAATACTGTTGAATTTTACGAACCTAGAATTGAAAATTTAAAGGTTCAGGTTGATCCTAGACCTGATGATAACAGTTTTGATTGTAATGTGTTCTTCGATATTGTTGGATTGGATATTCCAACACAAAGTTTTTCATTCTTACTAGAGGCAACGCGATAAAAAATGCCTTTTACACAGTTTACTAACCTAGATTTCGATCAAATTAAGGCAGAGATCAAAGGATACCTCCGTGCTAACTCAAATTTCACGGATTTTGACTTTGAAGGATCTAATTTCTCCGTCTTAATTGACACTTTAGCGTATAATACGTATATAAACGCATTCAATACGAACCTAGCGGTCAATGAATCGTTCCTGGATGGAGCGACAGTCCGTGAAAATGTGGTTTCGTTAGCAAGAAACATTGGATATGTCCCCAGATCAAAGAGTGCAGCAAAGGCACATGTGACATTTACAGTTCCAACCACTACTGCAAGTAAGACTTTAACGTTAAATGCTGGTTTAGTTGCTGTTGGACCCTTTGATAATACCTCATATCAATTCTCAATACCCGAAAACGTAACTGCAACTGTAAAAAACAACACTGCAGTCTTTGGTACAGCAGAATCTCCCATTGAAATCTATCAAGGAACAGTATTAACCAAGCAATTTTTGGTTAATACTTCCCAAGATCAACGTTTTATCCTTGATAATCCAAATATTGATGCTTCAACCATTAGAACATACGTCAAAGGTGTAAATGACACTGGTCTTGGAAGAGAATTTTCCAAGATTGACAACATTTTACACATTAATAAGGCATCTGAAGTCTATTTGATTCAAGAAATCACTGATGAAAGGTATGAATTACTGTTTGGTGATGGATATTTTGGTAAAAAGTTAGAAAATAACTCTGTTATCACTGTAAGATACATTATTACCGATGGTGAATCAGGAAATGGACCCGATGTCTTCGATTTTCAAGGAAATTTAACCGATGAAAACGGAATCAGAAGCACTCCAAGTGGTTCAGTGCCCATAACAACCGTTCAGAGGGCGATGAATGGCGGTGAAATCGAGAATGTATCCTCTATCAAGTATTTTGCCCCAAGATTATACTCTGCACAGTACAGAGCGGTTACATCAAGGGATTATGAGGCGATTATTTCCTCAATTTATTCAAATACCGAGTCTGTTGCAGTAGTTGGTGGTGAAGAATTGGTGCCACCACAGTTTGGAACGGTTCAAATCAGTATTAAACCCAAAAATGGTTCATACATTTCTGATTTTGATAAGCAAAACATTTTAAATAAACTGAAAAAATACTCTATTGCAGGTATTAACCAAAAAATTATTGATCTTAAAGTTCTTCACGTTGAACTTGACTCAACAATTTACTTTGACACTTCAAAAATCAGTAATGCGAGTGATTTGAAGACTAGAGTTACAAATGCACTCACATTATACTCTAAAGATGTTGATATGAATCGATTTGGTGGTCGATTTAAGTATAGTAAGATTCTTCAATTGATCGATAGAGTTGATAGTGCCATTACTTCTAACATTACTAAGGTAAAAATTAGAAGAGATATGAAGGCACTGGTAAATCAGTTTGCTCAATATGAATTATGTTTTGGAAATAGGTTCCATGTAAATCCAAATGGTTTAAATATCAAATCTACTGGATTTACAATCTCTGGAGATAAATCAGTAGTATATCTGACTGATGCTCCAGATGCTGACAGAAAAAAAGGTGTTATTTCTGTTGTTAAAGTTACTGGAACTGGACAAAGAACTGTTGTTGTTAAAGATGCTGGAACAGTTGATTATGAAAAAGGTGAAGTTATTCTGAATACAATCAATATCACTTCAACTGTTGAACCAAATGGTATTGTTGAAGTTCAGGCATTCCCAGATTCCAATGATGTGATTGGTCTTAAGGATCTATATTTGAGTTTAGACGTTTCAAATAGTAGAATAAATACCGTTAAAGATGTGATTGCATCTGGTGAAGATATTAGTGGCGTATCTTTTGCAAGAGATTACTATACTTCAAGTTATTCAAACGGAGACCTACAGAGGAAATAAAATATGTCGAATTTTGAAAGGAGAGTTCAACTCAATAAAATTATTGAGAGCCAACTTCCTGAATTTCTGGTTGCAGACTTTCCAAAAGCAGTCGACTTTTTCAAGCAATATTACATCTCTCAAGAAAAGCAGGGTGGTAATATTGACCTTGTAGATAATCTTGATCGTTATATCAGAGTAGATAATCTTGTACCAGAAGTTGTTGTTGGTAAAACAACGCTTTCTTCAGGAATTAGCGCAACTGACACAACCATTACAGTTCCATCTACTAAGGGTTTCCCTGATGACTATGGTCTTCTGAAAATTGATGATGAGATAATCACATATACAGGAAAAACTGATACAACCTTTACGGGATGTATTCGTGGTTTTAATGGTATTACTGGATATGATAACGGTGTAGCAAATATTATCAATACAGTTAATTTACAAACTGTTGTTTTCTCCGAAACTACTGCCGCAACACATGCAAGTGAATCGGAAATCACTAACTTAAGTGCCCTCTTCTTACAAGAGTTCTACAAAAAACTTAAGAAGACTTTCACTCCAGGATTAGAAGAATATGATTTTGTTTCCGATCTTGACGTTGGAAACTTTATTAAGCACGCTAGAAATTTATATCAATCAAAAGGTATTGAAGAATCTATCAGAATTCTTTTCAAGGTTCTGTATGGAGCAGAAGCAACTGTTATTGATCTCGAATCAAGACTGGTAAAACCATCAGCAGCAAATTATATTAGAAGAGAAACTATTGTTGTTGAAAGTTTATCTGGAAATCCTTTTGCTCTAGAAGGACAGACAATCTTCAAGTCTACAGATATTAATACTAATGCTTCAGTATCTGACGTAGAAATTTTTACAAGAAATAATGAAACTTTCTATAGAATCGGTCTCTTTATTGGATATAATGATAGAGATCTGATTGAAGGTACATTCACTATTCCTGGTGCCTCTAGAGTTCTGGAGACAGTATCTGTAGGGTCTTCGATTATTAGCGTTGATTCAACTATTGGTTTCGGTCAAACTGGAACTGTAGTTGCTGGATCCAGCACAATTGATTACACATCTAAGAGTATCAATCAGTTTTATGGATGCACTAATGTTGGTGCAGGCATCACAGCGGGCACTAGAATCCGCTCTAATGAGTATGTTTATGGTTATGAGGGGGGTGATACCACTAAGCGTGTAGATCTCCGCATAACGGGCGTTTTATCGGACTTTAATGCCATTGGAAAACTCGCTCTGATGGAAGATGGTGAAGAAATTAAAGTTAGAAATATTGGTGAGATTATCACCAACCCACCTAGTGATAGAACATATAAGCAAATCTTTGCGAATTCTTGGATCTATAATACTAGTTCCACATATGACATTGATACTATCAATGGATCAATTTTTACTCTGAAAAGTGATATTGATAAGTCAAGTCTTAAAGTAGCAGATACTGTAGACATTTTAAATGGTGATTTTGTTGTAGGTGCAGGTGCAACTATTGTATCGGTTAGTGAGCCAACAAAAGAAGTCACTCTTGGTAATATTGTAGGTTTTGCTGCCTCTGTTGGAGTTGATTATAGTATTCGTAGAAGAGTTGAAAAGGCAGAGAGTGTTGGCGTAGCACTTTCTCTTGGTAATGATGTTTACATTGCAGATACTCTGAACGTTTATACAGATAATGAAGATGAGTTTGGATATGTTGCATCCAATTCATTACCATCATACACAATCTATGATGACATTGCTGAAAAAAATGCAGATAGTCTTGGTGAGTTTGATACTATATTCAATAATTACAAAGTTGTTGTATTCTCAAGTTCTGTTGATTTCATTGATGGTGACGAAGTTGTCTATACAGCAGAGAATCCAATTGCAGGATTAGTTTCGGGTGCTACCTACTTCGTCAAAAAGTTTGTAGATTCAAACGGAGTTGTATACAATAATAAGATCTATGTGTATGCTTCAAAAGCACTTCTCCAAGGAAATGAATATGTAAGACTTGATTATTCTTCTCCAACATCAACCTTAATTGGGATACATACGTTCACTCTTAGAAGGCATGAGGACAGAGTTCTTTCGCCTAATCAAATTCTTAGAAAATTCTCGTTAAAAACTTCACTCTCTGATATGAAGAGTGAAAAAAGAAATCTTGGTTCTATAGGTGTTTTAATTGATGGTGTTCAAATCTCAAGTCCAGAATCAAGAGACAAGATTTACTACGGTCCAATTAAAGAGTTTGAGGTATTGAATGGTGGTAAAGATTATGATATTGTAAATCCTCCTCAAATTCGCATTAGTAATCCTATAAGTATAGGCGATACTACTGCTCGTGTAGAAGCAGTTGTGTCTGGTACTGTTAAAGAAGTTCTTGTTGACCCTCAGGATTTTGATATTGAGAGCATTGAAGGTGTATCAATTCTTGGGGGTAATGGTTCGGGTTGTCAACTTGAACCAGTAATGGGATCAAGATTTAGAGAAATGAAATTTGACAGTCGTGCTCTTTCACTAGGAGGCGGTGTTGATATTAATAATGAGACAATTACATTCACTGAACCTCACAATCTTTTTGATGGACAGCATATAATTTACAATCAAAATGGTCATGATCCAATATCAATTGGGGATTTTGGTGATCCTACACAAACAATCACTGGAACTTTGGTGAGTGGTGATGAATATGTTGCTGGATTTGTAAACACTAAGTCAATCAAATTATTTAAAAATGATGATGACGCAGCAGCAGGAACTAATGCAATTGGATTTTCCACTGCAACAACTTCAAGTGGAATTCATAAGTTTAGAACTCTTTCAAGAAAAAATTTAAGAGAAGTCAAAGTTCTTCAATCAGGTTCTGGATATACTCACAGAAAGTTGAGGGTAAATCCAACTGGAATTTCTACAGAATATAATACAGTTGAGTTTAAAAATCATGGTTTTGAGACTGGTGAGATTGTTGAATATAAGACTGAAGGTACATCAGTTGGTGGTTTAAACATTTCAAACAGATATTCAATTCAAAAAATTGATGCTGATAAATTTAATCTTATTGATGTTGGTATTGGTGGCACTATAAAAACTGATCTTGTAAGATCTAAAGTCGTTGACTTCTCTACTGCTGGTATTGGCACTCAAATTTTCCAATATCCACCAATTACTGTAGAAGTAAATGTTTCATATGGATCATCACTTGGTGGTAATTTTGTTTTCACACCAATTGTTACTGGTGAAATTATTGATGCATATCTATATGATGGTGGAACTGGATATGGTTCAAACACAATTAATCTCCATAAGAAACCTCTTATAACGGTTTCACAGGGCGATTTGGCTCAATTGGCACCAATCATCCAAAACGGTAGAATAGATGCAGTACAGATCCTTAACAGAGGTTCTGGGTATAAGTCTCTTCCAATCATAACAACAGAGGGTTCTGGAACTGGTGCAGTGTTAAAACCAGTTTTAGGTGGATCAAATGGTGAGCAGATTGTTGATGTTGTAGTTATCAATGGTGGAATTGGTTATGATCCAAATTCTACATCACTATTTGTAAATCCAAGAGGTTCTGGTGCAAAGTTTGATCTTAGAGTAAGAGATCTGACAGTTAATGATGCTGAAAGATTTGGTGCTGCCACTAAAAATAGAACTGAAAAGATCTATTCAAAACTTTCACCAAATGAAACTGATGAACTTCTTGTTTATTCGATGTATGGATATTCAAGTGATCTTGCAGTTAAGTTTAATGATGATGCGAATAATCACTCTCCAATCATTGGATGGGCATTTGATGGAAATCCAATTTATGGTCCATACGGATATTCGACCAGAGATGATGTCCAATCTGGTGTTAGACTTCTAAAATCTGGTTATACAGTTAATAGCAATTCAGTTTATAATCGTCCACCTGTTGTAGACTATCCAGAAGGATTCTTTATTGAAGATTATCAGTTCACTGACAGTGGAGATCTTGATAAGCACAATGGAAGATACTGCAAAACGACAGAGTTTCCAAATGGAGTTTATGCATATTTTGTTGGTGTAAGTACATCTGGTAATGCTCTTGAACCACAATATCCATATTTTGTAGGTGATTCATTTAGATCAAGAGTAATTAGAGAAAACTTCACTCTCAATCAGCAATTTGATTTTAATAATTCAGATCTTTCTCGTAATACTTTCCCATATAAAGTAAATGATGATGATGCTAATTATGATTTTGTAAATGAATCTTATGAAACTTTTGCACAGATTGCAGAAATAGAAGCAACATCTCAGGGAGAAATTAATGATTTAGTCGTTATTAATGGTGGACAAGATTATAGAATTAATGATGTAGTTAATTTTGATGAATCTGACACTGAAGGAACAGGATTAAGAGCAGTAGTTTCTGAACTTTCAGGTATTCAAATTGATAGGTTGAACACAACTTTAGAAACTTATGAAGGTGTTGTATTTGAGTGGGATACTGATACACAGGTTTCTGTTTACAATAGAAATGGATATGATTTAAACAATAATGATACTGTCCTTATTTCTGGATTATCAACATCAATAACTTTCTTAGCAGATACCCATAAAATTGGATTTACTACTGAAACTGTGGGTCTTGCAAAGACAATGTCTGCCTTTACTGGAGCAACATCTGGTGTAGGTGTATTTGAAGATATTTTTGTTTCTGATATTCCAACAGTTGCGGTTGGTAATACAATCACTGTTTTCTCAGATTTAGGTACCGAAACTTTAAGAGTTCTGAATAATTTTAACAATGGTGTATTGAGGGTTCAAAGATTTGGTGAGGCACCAAACGGTACAACTGGTGTAGCACACTCCTTTGGTAGTGAACTCAACGTCATAAGCGATAGGGTGAAGTTACCAGTCAAAACTAAGAAGTTTGATTCGGAACGTAATGATGTTGTATATTTTAATCCAACTGAAGCAGTTGGTATAGGTTTAACTGATGGTGGTGCCATTTCAAAAGTTATTACTGTTGGCATTACAACTTCTCAGATTTCTATCCCAACTAGAACAATATATGTTCCAAATCATCCATTTAAGAGTGGTCAGAAAGTAACCTTATCAAAAGGTTCAGGAAATCCAAGTTCATTCACTGTTGGAATGAATAATGAAAATTTAAATACTTTCTTCCTCCCAGATCCAATTACAAAAGAAACAGAAGTTTATGTAATTAACAAGGGTGCAAATTATATTGGTCTTGTAACTGAAACTGTAGGTGCAGTTGGTGTTGGAACCACTTCTGAAGGTCTTTTCTTCTATAATGTTGGAAATGCTGCAGATAGGGCAGATTATAAGATTGAGTCCAATAAGACTCAAGTAACTGGTGATTTGAGTAGAATCACAACTTTAGTAAGTTGTGCAACTACTCATGGATTGGATAGAAATGACACTATTAGATTAAGTGTTATCCCAAATACTATAGTTGGAGTAGGAACAACATCTGCTCTTAGATTGGCATTAAATCCTGATGAGGAAAAAATACTTGTAAATCCAACGAGTATCCCATCATCAGATGTTAATGTAAACAAAAATACATTTACATTGATTGCCCATGGATTTAAGACTGGAGATAAAATTTATTATGAAGGTGATGCATCTGGTTTAACTGATGGCGATTATTTTGTTATTCGTGATAATTTAAATACATTCCGTCTTGCAGAAACTGCATATGAATCAAATCCTTTAACAGAGCAAGAAATCAATATAACTGCTGCAGGAACTGGTCCTCATACAATTTCTCTCATCAATCCAAAAATTGATGTTGTTAGAAATTCTGACATTCAATTTAATTTGCAAGATCCATCACTCTTTGGATATGATTTAAAAATTTATCGAGAGAAAGAATTTGTAAATGAATTTATTAGTGTTTCTGATAGTGACACATTTAATGTTGTAAGTACTGGTTCTACCGTTGGTCTTGGAACTCTTGCAGAATCACTGTTAACTATTAACTACTCTAAAAATATTCCAAGTCGATTATTTTATACCCTTGAGAAATCTGGATATATTAGCACTGCCGACACTAAAGTAAAAAATTATTCAACAATTAATTATATTGATAGTGAATATAATGGTGAATATAAAGTCTACGGTATTACTGGCGTTGGAAACACAACCACATTTAAAATTTCACCTGTTGAAATTCCATCAGTTCTTAATTATGAAAGAGATCAGTGTGATAAACTAGAGTATTCTACAAAATCTTTATCAGCACCTAGTGGTTCAATTAGTAAAGTAAAAATTATTTCCAAAGGATTCAATTTTGAAAAACTGCCCAAATTTATTGATGTAACTTCAAAAGAGGGTATTAATGCCAATATTAATGCAGTATCTTCAACTATTGGGCAACCCAAAAATCTTAGATTTAAAGATATTGGATATGATTATCCATCCGATAAAACTCTAAGACCAGAGGCGTTTGTTCCTCCTGTTATTAATATTGATAATGTCGATACTATTAAAGATTTTGATATTGTTTCTCAAGGAAGCAGATATCTTAGAGATCCAGATGCTATTCTGATTAATGAAACCACACGAGAAATTGTAGATACAGACTCTTTGATCGCAAGAGCACCAAACGGTGCTATTTCCGAGATTGAAGTCTTAGCACCATTGTTTGGTTTACAATCCGAACCCCATAGACTTGTTTTTATTAACAATTCAAATGGTGTTGGTATATCTACAATGACTGGTGATGGTATAAGTGGTATTGCTACTTGTACTCTTGTTACACCAGTTCTTGGTTTCGTTCAAGATCAGTTTGAAGTTGGTGATGAAATTTTTGTTGAAGGTATTGAATTATCGGGAACAGGTGATGGATATAATTCATCAAACTACAATTATCGATTCTTTAAGGTAAAAACTTATATCAATACAAGTCCAGCTAAACTTGAATTTGAAATTGTTGATGAAAACGAAGTTGGGTTATCAACTAATGTAGGACTTGCAAAAACAGTTCAATCTGGATATGCAACCATTATTAATAAAAAATACTATCCAGAAGTAAAGGTTATTCAGGAAAGAGCAAAATTCTTCCTTAATGAACAACTTTATGTTGATACAACTGGAGCAGGATTTATTGAAGAAGATATATTTGTAACTCTTATAAGAGATGATTATATTAAAGTTCAAGGAAAATATGATTTAAACGTTGGTGATAAAATTAAAGGTGTTGTAAGTGGTGCAATTGCAGATATTACTGGTGTAAGTAGAAACAAAGGTTATTTCACTATTGGATATTCATCTAAGCAAAATCTTGGATGGAGAGATGATACTGGCAAAATTAGCGTTGATCATCAAGTTATACCAAATAATGACTATTATCAAAATCTTTCATATTCTGTTAAGAGTCCAATAACTTGGGATGAACAGTCTGCACCAGTTAATAGTATTATTCACCCCGCAGGATTAAAGAACTTTGCTGATGTTGGTGTTACATCAACCGGATCAAGTTCTGCAGGACTTGCAGGAACAACCACCAGTATTGCAATTCTTGATGTTGTTAATGAAAGAAGAGTTGACACTATTAATACTTTTGATAGTGTTGTTGATTATGATATTAGACAAAATGCACTATCCAATTTCGATCAATCTAAGTTCTTGAAGCTCAAGAATAAAAAACTTGATGATTATATTGAGTGCAAAACAAATAGAGTTTTGATACATGATGATATTAGTGACAAATTCTCAAGTAGAGGATTTAAAGATACATTTATTGAACTGGATGTAATTGATTTTGCAGATAGTTATGTTGGATATGTAATTCAAATTGTTGATGCAGATACTAAAGATGTACAACTTTCGGAGTTGGTATATCAATCTACAACTCTCAATTCATTCCTCTTTGAGAAGTATTCAAACTTCACTAAAGAAAAACTTGGTGACTTCTCAACAAATATTGAAACTGATGGAAGAAAAACTCTAATTTTCACTCCAACTGATCCTTATGAAAGAGATCATGATATTAAGATCCTTAAGAGAACCTATCTTTATTCTGCACTTGCAGGTGGTGGAGTTGGCATTGGAACCACTACATTTGGTTCAATTGATCTTGTTGGATCTTTTGTATCTGGAATTGGTAGTGTTGGAACAGCATCTAGCATAAAAACTCTTGTTGAGTTCCCAGTTTCAGATTTTAATGGAATGTATGCGAAGGTTGAAGTTGCAGATAGATTCTCTACCGATCTAAACTACATCGAAGCCTTTGTTGATTTTGATGGAACCGATACTTATTTGAGTGAGTATTATTTTGATACTCAAGCACTTTCTTACAGTTCATCAAAAACAGGAATTCTTTCTGCAGTTTATGATTCAAATGCAGGTATAGTTTCCCTGACTGCTCAAAATGTTGGTATATCTTCTCTTGTAGGTCTTTATGATGTTCGTTCAACTGTAGTTGGATTTGGAACAACCACCGCAGGCATTGGAACTTACAGATACCTAGTTAACAATCAACCACCAGGAACTGAAAAGAGTATAAGGATTGAATCTACAGTTGGATTTGGAACAACTGCAGTAAGAGTTGGAACTTTTGATCTTCAATCAGTAGCATCTTCAAATTCTATTGTTCGTGTTTCTGCTGGAGAAACATCAGCACTTCATCAAGTTTCAATACTTTCAAATAAATTAGAAACCGTAGTAACTCCTGGTCCATTTGCTGCAGTTAACAATGTAACTGGACTTGGAACGTTTGGTGGCGAAATTGATGGTTCAAGATACTATTTGAACTTCTACCCAGATGCACCATACAATGTTGAGGTTCAAGGATACAATGAAGTATTCTATACTGAGCAAGATTATGATAACACTCCTCTTCCAAATACATATGGACCTGTTCAAGGTGAAGTACTGTATGATGCTTATGATGGTATCAATGGATTGAGAGCAAATAGAACTCAATTCAGACTTACTCACGAAGGTGATCCAATTTATGTGAAGGGATTTGATCCAACCAATACTGCACAGATTGACTATGAAACTGGTATTATCACACTTCGTAATCATTTCTTCAATACTGGAGAAGAGTTGATTTATCGTCCAACATCAACATTTGTTGGTGTTGGATCCACAGCGATGGGAATTGGAACTACTGAAAGTTATACTGGAATTGTTACTAACAAATTACCAGACAGAGTTTATCCAATTGCCCTTACTCCAGATACATTCCAGTTATCAACCAGAAGAGAATATGCAAAGGCAGGTATCTTTGTAACATTTACAGATGCTGGATTGGGCAACATCCATGAGTTAGAGATTACAAAGAAACTTTCTAAGACTGTTATAGCTCTTGATGGTATTGTTCAACAACCAGTTGTATTCACGCCAATACATCATGCTCTGGCATTTAATAATGGTGGAATTTCTGTTGGTATTAATACTTTCAATATTACTGGCATTAGTTCACTGCAACCAAGAGATGTTCTAAAAATTGATGATGAATACATGAAGGTTGTTGAAGTTGGATTCAGTACCAATGTAAACGGAGCACTTCTTGGACCTATCAACGGTATTATTGCTGCTGGAACTGCAGCAACTCATCCAACAGTTTCTGTTGTAAGAGGAGTTCTTGGAACTAAAAAAGCAACTCATAGTGATGGTGCTGAGGCAAGAGTTTATAGAGGTTCAATCAACATTGTTGATAATAATGTTCACTTTATTGACCCACCAAAAGGTAATACAAGAGCAGCAAGAAATGAATCCAATTTACCATATGTAAAAGCACAATTCTCAGGAAGAACATTCCTCAGATCAAATTATGAAAATAATATGGTATTTGATGATATTTCTGATAGTTTCACTGGAGTAGGTAAGACTTATACACTTTCAACATCTGGTCTGAATACAACTGGTGTTGGTATTGGTAGTGGAATTCTGTTTAT